CCTTGCTAAACTCGTCGGCACTCTACACACCGACCTCAGTAACAAGTCTTGAGGGCGTCGAATATCAATTTGCTGAAGGACGCTGGAGAGGCACTGGCGAGCATCTCTATTCACAGGCCGCATTCACCCGAGCTTTAACCATAGGAAGAGGCAAGTAACGCTATGACCAAAACGGAAATCGCCAGAGAATTCATCACACGGTTTCCAGATTTGGAAAATCGCACGCTTGCAAGGGTTATGCACAAGGAAAGACCTAAAGTGTTCACGAGCCTAGAAAATGCCCGTCAAATGATTAGGCATGTGAGAGGCGCGAAGGGCAAAGAAAGCAAGCAAAGCATCGCCGATAAGTCCATGTTTAAGCCAATTGGCTGGCAACAAAACGTCATGCCGAAGACTCTTTCTAGGAGTCGCAAGCCGATTGTTTTATCAGGGGCCTTGAAGGTGTTGATCTTGTCGGACATCCACATCCCCTACCACGACGAGACGGCAGTCGCTGCCGCCATCGCGCACGGTAAGAAAAAGAAGCCTGATGTAATCATCCTCAACGGTGACATCGGTGACTTCTATGGCGTGTCCCGTCACGACAAAGATCCGCGCCGCTCGCTTGCGGATGAACTTGATGCCCTCCGCCAGTTTCTATTCTACCTTCGCAAGCAGTTCCCAACTGCCCGTATCCTTTACAAAATTGGGAACCATGAGGCACGCATGGAAATGTTTCTGGTCAAAAATGCGCCAGTTCTTCTTGGCGTGTCAGACTTTGAGCTTCCAGTGCTTTTGAAGTTCGAGGAACTCAATATTGAACTTGTCCCATCACTGACGCTTATCCGGCTAGGCAGTTTGCCGATCTACCACGGGCACGAATTGCCACAGGGCATGAGTTCACCTGTAAACCCTGCGCGTGGCATTTGGATGCGCGTGCAGGAGTCTTTGATCTGCGGGCATTGGCACCGAACCAGTGAACACACAGAAAGCACAGGTCTTGATAAAAAGCTATCGTCATGCTGGAGCACTGGATGTCTGTGCGATTTGTCGCCGGACTACGCCATTGTAAACCGTTGGAATCACGGCTTTGCTTGGGTTGAAACGCAGGCGGATGGAAACTATGAAGTGACTAACCACAAGATCATCAATGGGAGGGTTTACTGATGGACTTCATTGGCATTTTTTGCGGCGTCATTTTTGCATTGGTGTCATTTGGATTACTCTCAATAATCGCGCTTTTCATCAGTTGTGATTTAGCGGCGACAGACGAAAGGAAACGAAAGCATGAGAACAAAGAGAACCATTGAGAACCTTGGCAGCTTAAACAAGAAGGCTGCTGCGAAGTTCGAGCCGTTCCTTGTCGCGGCTGAATCTGCCATGGCCGCGAAAGGCGTGACCGTTGAAATCATCTCTGGCCTTCGATCATGGGCGGCACAGGCAGCGCTCTACGCGCAAGGCAGGACTAAGTCGGGGCGGATCGTAACCAAAGCGAGGCCCGGTTCAAGCTGGCACAATTACGGCCTAGCCATTGACCTTGGCTTGTTCAAGAATGGCGTTTACCTCGATGAGAAGAAACCAGCAGAGGCAGACAAGCTCTATGCCGAGATTGGCAAGCTGGCGGCAGCGCACGGCATAGAGTGGGCTGGAACGTGGAAGACATTCACAGAAAGTCCACACTTCCAGATAACCTTTGGCAAGACGCTTGCAGAGTTGCGCGCCAAAATGCCAGCAGTAGGCTACGACGTTAATAAACTGATTTAATCATGACGGACTGGGAACGTATCGCGAATCATTTTAATGAGACGGCCAAGTGTCGCAGGCGCAAGGATAGCAAGCCACGAGTCGAGCATGAGCCGGGCTGCACGTTTGTGCAATGCGAGCACAAGAACTGTGTCTGCGTGATGAATTTTCATGGAGACGAGCCGCTGTCCGAATCGCTGGCGCGGTGGCAGAATCGGCACGGGTAAAAAGATTTTCTGTATTTTAATACATTTGTATTTGACGGAATAAATGCCGTGTGATTAGATGCGTTGTCATCACGACATCATCACATCATGACAACCCAAATAAAAATTGACGACGACTTGCACACGCAGGCCAAAACATACGCCGCGCAGAACGGCACAACGCTTAAGGCGCTGGTAAATCAAGGCCTCGCCGATCTGCTCAAACGCAAGCAAGCCAAGACTGGCAATCCTCTGCGCCTTCGGAAAGGATCAGCAATATGAGCCACGACCTCACGCCATGGCTTGACGCCATCAATGAGGGGCCGCGCAAGCGTGCGTTCTTTGCTACGATCTTCCGCAAGCTGGAAGATCTTGGATTCATCCTCAAGAATCCTGACGCCATCGACGGCGGTTATCGCCTGGAATTCCGCAATGACGACAATCTTACCTGGGTTATCGCTGACCGTCACATGTCTTGGCCCGTGGCTGGCGAAGATCCCGGCATTCAATTATACTCCGAGAATGAAGCGTGGGAAGCCTCCTTCCGCGCTCGCGTTCCAGTTCAACTAGCTTTAGACGCACTCGAATACCTTACCGCCAATGAATAATCTATCCTCATTTCAGTTCCGCTCTAGCATGGGCGACCGCATCACCGACAACCGGGCACAGTGGCACCTCAAGATGGATGACCATATTCGCGCAAATTCTCCACGGCAGCGCAGGCTGGAAGCGGAGCGCCGCTTTCTCCTCGCCAGATACCACGAAACATTCTCAGCTATTGCAGGCGGCATCCTGCTAGTTGTCATAATCCTCTGCCTTGCATTCATCTAATTCACATCATCACATGAAAACACCCTTAATTACACTTGCAATTCCTGACGCGCAATCTTTGCCGCCATCACTACTCTCTAACATAGAAACGGGTTTTAAATCCGCTTTTGAGCAGGCTGAAAAGTGGCGCAACCAAGCGCTCTCTATTCAGGTCACGTCTTTTGACCAAAAGGCAGAGATGAAGCTAGCGCGCACGATCCGGCTTGAACTGAAAAACATTCGCGTCTCAGCCGAAAAAACGCGCAAAGCTCTCAAGGAGGATTCCCTTCGTATGGGCAAAGCCATCGACGGCGTTTACAACATTTTGGACGCCGCTATCGTGCCGCTAGAAAGGCACCTTCAAGAACAGGAAGACTATGCCGAGCGTCTCGCCGCTGCTGAACGTCTCCGCATTGGCAATGAGCGAGCCGAAGCCATCGCGCCATACCTTGATACCGGTTCCGTCGTCCCTCAGTTGGCCGATATGACGCCGGAGCAATGGAGAAGTTACTTTGAGGACGCTAAAATCCTCTGCGCCGCAAAGATTGAATCCGCACGCAAAGCCGAAGCGGAACGCATCGAGCGCGAGCGCATCGAAGCCGAGGAACGCGCTAAACGTGAAGCGGCTGAGGCTGCTGAACGTGCCCGCATCCGCGCCGAGAATGAAAAGCTGAAGGCTGAACGCGAGGCCGCTGAGATTGCAGCCAGAGCCGAGCGTGAAGCCGCACAAGCTGAAGTTCGCAGGATCGCAGAAAATAATCGGAAGGAACGCGAGGCCATTGAGGCTAAGGCCCGCGCTGAACGCGAGGAAATCGAAGCCAAAGCCAAAGCCGAGCGTGAAGCCGCTGAGAAGGAAATCGCCCGTATCAAGGCTGAGGCAGATAAAGCTGCAAAGCTGGAGGCTGAACGGCAAGCGTATGAAGCATCAAAACAAAAAGCAGCTGCCGACGCGGCAAAGAAAGCCGCTCGCGCTCCCGATAAACAAAAGGCGCTCGCCTTTGCCGCGACCGTGCGAGCACTCAAAGCGCCAGAGGCTTCGACATCCGAAGGCAAGGCTGTCATGGCTGAAATCACGGCCAAAATCGAAGGCTTTGCCAAATGGATCGAAGCTCAAGCATCCGCAATCTAATCAACCCCACATCATCACCACTATGAGCGAAATCATCACCACTACAGAAGACGTGCAAATTGCACGCGAGAACGCAGCCTTTGAGATGCTGCAAAGGCAAGCTAAGATGTTTAGTGCATCAACGCTAGTCCCCAAAGACTTCCAAGGCAACATCGCCAATTGTGCAATCGCGATCAACATCGCCAAGCGACTCGGCACCGATCCATTCATGACCATCCAAAATGTGGACATCATCCACGGACGGCCCAGCTTCCGCGCCACTTTCCTGATTGCGATGGTCAACAGTGCAGGCCGCTTTGAGCCGCTGCAGTTCAAGATGGAAGGCGAAGAAGGCAAGCCGTCCCGCTCTTGCGTGGCATGGACTAAGAGCAAGCCAGAAGGCACGCCATTGGAAGGGCCAAAGATCACGCTGGAAATGGCAAAGGCTGAAGGCTGGAGCACAAAGAACGGCAGCAAATGGCAGACAATGCCTGAGCTTATGCTACGCTACCGCGCCGCAGCGTTCTTCGCCCGCCTCTACGCGCCAGATATCACACTAGGCATGATGACGGCGGAAGAAGTCACTGACACTGTAGAACGCGACGTAACGCCACGCGCTGAATCATCACCACTTTTCAAGACTCTCGCGGCAAAATCGCCGCAGACTGCCGCCCCTCCTGAAGTAGGCGAAAAAACAGGCTCATTAAACGGGGCGGCAGAATCATCTTTGTTTGAAGTCGAGGCCGTCACGCTGCTCGATCAGGTCAAAGTCAAGCTCACTGCATCCGGCCTTAAGTGGGGCCAGGTGCTGACTAAACTCCAGGAATCGGGCATTGGCGGAGATGAGTTCACGCCGCTGGAATCGGCTGACGACGACACGCTCAAAAGCGCGCTGGAACTTTGGGCAGGCATTGAGGCCGCCGTTAGAAAGGAGTGCAAGTAATATGAGCGCAACATACACCAACCCATTCCAGCACGTTCCCAGTGCATCCAAGTTAGGCCGAGTCATGGAGTGCCCAGCGAGCCACAAGGCAGAGATTGCAGCCGGAGACGTGCCGGAAGACCTGAGCGATGCCAACGAAGGCACGGACGTTCACGCTGTGCTTTCCGACGATCTGAGCGTTGACGATGTGAGCTATTCAGCCGCGCAAACGGCGGAGATGTGTGAAGATCAAACGGAGCGATTGCTTAACGAATGGCAAACCGAAGGCGATGCTCCGCTAGGTTTTAAGGAACTGCGCTACGGACTTACTGACATTGGTGCAGTTGTCCCGGTCAACGGCAGCACAAGGGCCAACGTTGTATTCACCGGGCAGTTTGATCGGCTTTACACCCAGGGCGAGCGCGGCCTTCTCATCGACTTCAAGGCGCTGCACGGGAAGCATAAAAGCGCCATCGAGAATCCCCAGCTTATGGGATTGGCCGTTCTTGTGGCAAAGCGTCACAAGCTGACTAGCCTGCGCGTGGCACTCGTCCAGCCGTGGAAGGGCAAGCCAACGGTTGCGGATTACGGTCAATCTGCGTTGGCGCTTGCTCATTCGTTTCTCGATGCCGCGCTTGTCAGTGAGCGCATTGCAATCCCAGAAAACCGCAAGGCAGGCGACCACTGCAAATACTGCAAGGCTCGCTTTTCCTGTCCAACGCTCCGAGATGCTAACATAAACGCGCTCGATGTCGTCCAGCCTGAGACGCTGCCCGCCGATGCTGCGACACGCAACAAGACCGTGTTTGCTCGCATGTCGGAAATGACGCCGCAACAACTCATCCACATTGAGCAGAACGTCGTGGGATTGATGGGCGCTTTCATTGCCGCTCACAAGGCAGTCTTCAAACAGCGCGTTGAAGCTGGCGAGATCCCAGGTTATTCGCTCAAAGAGAAATCGGGCCGTCGCAAGATCACCGACGTTGCCACCGCTTACGAGCGCGCCGCCGCTCTCGGAGTCACCGCTGATGCCTTTACGGGCAAATGCACACTCAGTCTCAAAGGGCTGAATGAAGTGCTCAAAGATGCCACAAAAGCCAAGGGCAAAGCGCTTGAAGCAATGGCCGATACGGTGCTGCACGGCATCACTGATACAGGCAAGCCAGTTTTTGAAGTCGTGGAAAATAACCGAATCGACCAATGAACGAAACAACATGCATTGAAGTTCCCGTGTGTCTCGATTTTGTAGATATCATGAGCGAAACCGCTCGCCAACACGGAGAGGACATATTAGTTCAACACATCATATCCTATTGCTGCGATCAATCAAACTACGCTTTTGAAAATAAGCTAAGCGCTGCATTGCTCAAGTTTCAGGAAGAAAACAAGTAAAGGAATCATCACACATCATCACTATGAACATACTAGATCAATCATCCGGCGAAGGCTGGAGTTTATTCAATGCCGACTGCGTAGAGCTTTGCTCATCGCTTCCAGATAATTCAATCGACCTCAGCGTCTATTCTCCACCATTCGCGAATCTGTATATTTACAGCGACTCGGTGGCAGACATGGGAAACTGTGCGAACACGGAAGAGTTCTTTGAGCAATACAAGTTCCTGATTCGTGACAAGCTCCGAGTCACAGTCCCAGGCCGTCTAACCGTCGTGCATTGCAAAGACCTTCCCGCCTATTTTGGCAGCGATGGCTACGCAGGACTCCGCGACTTTCCCGGCGCAATTATCAAGTCGCATGAAGAGGCTGGCTGGAATTTTCATTCCCGCGTAACAATATGGAAATGCCCAGTCACTGAGCGCGAGCGCACAAACAACAACGGCCTTCTTCACAAGTCAGTTCTGTCCGATCAATCTCAGCTTCGGCAGGGTATGGCTGATTATCTTATCGTAATGCGGAAGCCGACGACGGAAGGACTTCGCAGTGACAAGCCAATATCTCGCGGCGGGTTCCAAGGCTACATTGGCGACCCGTCACTAGATCCGCGCAATGAGGGATGTTATCACCCGTCCAAGTATTCAAGGAATAGCGTGGCATCTGTGGATTCTATTAACGTTTGGCGACGATACGCTGAACCTGTTTGGTGGGACATAGATCAGCAGGACGTTCTTAATTTTAAAATTGCACGCAGCGACAAAGATGAGAAACACATCTGCCCGTTACAACTTGGAGTGATTCGTCGTTCTATTCAGCTTTGGAGCAATCCTGGCGACGTGGTATTTTCTCCCTTTACTGGCATTGGCTCAGAGGGCGTTTGCGCCGTTGAGATGGGCCGGAAGTTCATCGGCAGCGAATTAAAGCCAGAGTATTATGAACACGCCAAAGCGTTCCTCGCATCCGCTTCAGCTCAACCGGAGTTTCTGCTATGAATTACGCTGATTTTCTCGCTTCAAAGAAGCTACTTCCAGCCTCGTCGCCGATTGCACACGATGGCATTCATCCGTCATTATTTCCGTTTCAAAGGCAGGTGGCAGAGTTTGCGCTTAACAAAGGCCGCGCCGCTTTGTTTCTCGACACAGGACTAGGCAAGACGATCACGCAATGCGAATGGGCACGTCACGTTCCCGGCGAAGTGCTTATAGTTGCGCCGCTGGCAGTGGCAAGCCAGACAGTCCGTGAAGCTCGCGAACGCCTTGGAATGGATGTCGTTTATTCAAAAGACGGCACAGTTTTAAGCCGTGTAACGATTACAAATTATGAGCGTCTTGATAAATTCGACTGCGCCCGATTTAAAGGCGTTGTGCTTGATGAAAGCTCAATTCTAAAGGGTTTCATGGGCAAGACAAAGCAATTGCTTTGCGACTCGTTTTCCCAGACTCCATACCGCCTAGCCTGCACCGCTACTCCAGCGCCTAACGATCACATGGAGCTTGGCAATCACTCTCAGTTCCTGGGCGTCATGCCATCGACTGAGATGCTGGCAAGGTGGTTTATCAATGACCCTTCCAAGGTTGGAGTTTATCGCGTTAAAGGCCATGCTGCCGCTGACTTCTGGGAGTGGGTAGGAAGCTGGGCTGCTTGCATTTCAAAACCGTCCGATCTTGGATTTGATGACGGCGCTTACAATTTGCCGCCGTTGAAAATGCACACGCACACAGTCAACACTCCGCTGCAAGGTGGCGATGAGGGCGAGCTGTTCGCAATGCCCACAAGTTCAGCGACGGACTTGCACAGGACAAAGCGCTTAACAATTCGCGAAAGATGCGAGCTTACTGCTGAATTGGCAAACAACGGCGAATCTTGCCTTGTTTGGTGCGAGTCTAATGACGAAAGCGCAATGCTGGCAAAACTCATTCCTGATGCCGTTGAAGTAAAAGGAAGTGACAGTATTGACGACAAAGAGGAGCGCATGACTTCATTCAGCGAGGGCCGCGCCCGAGTTCTCATCAGTAAGCCGTCGATCTGCGGCTTTGGAATGAACTGGCAACACGCTAGCCACATGGTTTTTGCATCCATAAGTTACAGCTACGAGTCATTTTATCAGGCAATTAGACGCGAGTGGCGATTTGGGCAGAAAAAGCCAGTCAATGTTCACGTCGTAATTTCTGACGCTGAATTGCCAGTATGGCGGACTATTGAACGTAAGGCCGAACAGCATGACGACATGAAGCGCCAAATGGTCAAAGCCATCATGGGAGGCCAAGAAACTAGCATCAAAAACGCATACGTCCCACGCGCAAAAGCTCAACTGCCAGCCTGGCTAGAAAGAAAATCAGCATGACCTCAATCACCATCACTCTGCCGCTACCCTATAAACAGCTATCTCCAAACGCTCGCGTTCACTGGGCCATCAAGTCTAAGCTGACAAAGGCGCACCGGAAGGCCGCTTACATCGCCACGGTGGCGGCGCTTAAAGGCAATACGCCGGAAGGCTGGATGAAGTCCAAACTGGAAGTGTCGGCCTACTTCCCAACGTATCGGTTCCCTGATCCTGGCAATTTCATGGCATCCCTCAAAGCCTACGAAGACGGGATTGCAGATTCAGGAGTCATCGTCAACGATAAATCCCTTTGGCCCGAGAGGCCAATGTTTGCCAAGGACGCCAGAAGACCCAGAGTTATTTTAACCATCACAAAAGAGCAACCACCACAATGAAAACAGATAACATATCACAACTAAGACCAATCGCTGAAGCTGAAGAAGTTCCAGAAGGGTGCCAGCGACTTTTCTGGAATGAAGATCAGGGTTTTAGTGAGAATGACTTTAAACAAGACACCCACTTCGCAGACATCCGCTTGCCAGATGAGCCAGCCGAAAAGCCGGACCCTTACGCCGAGCTGAAGAAGGCTCACGCGGAGGGTAAGGTGATACAGTATAACTACGGTTCAGACGCATCGCCAGCTTGGAAAGACATTGATGACCCTGAGTTTGGCGATGGATCAGAGTGCTACCGCATCAAGCCAGAGCTCAAAACCTTCGAGGCACACGGCAAGACTTGGACAAAGCACACGCCGGGGGATGCGATGCCGTGTGCTAGGGAGGCGATTATTCAATGCTTGTTCGCTGACGGAAACGTATGGTATGCGGATGCCCCAGCGCAGCAGTTCAGATGGTCAAAGTTGGACTCTATTGCCGACATCATCGGCTGGCGCTACGCCGACAAGCCTCTGGTAATGTCACCAGAATGGAACCCTCAAGTCGGCGATGTCGTCAGGCTCAAGTCTGGCGGGCCGCTGATGACGACGCGCGGCATAGATAAAGATGATCCATCTGACAGTTGGTGTCATTGGTTTGATGGTAATCGCTCATGTCTTGAGCTGTTCCCAACCGCCTGCCTCAAACCCTCAACCAAGGAGGACGCACGATGAAAACAATCAAAGAATTCTGCGATAAGCACAACGCCTGTAGCGACGGTTGCGAGTGGGCACTCGCCCACTGCAAAGACATGAACGAGGTGTGGCAAACTGCGGGAACCGAATGGCTGGTGTGGATAGCCACCCGAGAAGGAGTGCTGACCGACGTTGAGCTTAGGCGGTTCGCCGTCTGGGCGTCGCGTCAGGTGCAACACCTTCTGACCGACGAGCGCAGCCTCAACGCCATCGACGTTGCTGATCGTCACGTTAACGGCGCGGCGACCGATGAGGAGTTAGCCGCTGCCCTTGCTGCCGCCGATGCTGCCCGTGCTGCTGCCTATGCTGCCTATGCTGCCGATGCCCCCGATGCCCCCGATGCCGCTGCCCAAGATGCTGCTGAATCCGCCCAAGCCCAATGGCTTCGAGACAACACCAACCCAAACTTTGCATAAGAAAACGATGAGCACACAAATCGAAAACCTGAAACAAGAACTCCGCGAGTTCATTGAACTGTCGAAGACTTATATGAACGTCTCGGCAGCGACGGTGGAGTGTTTGCTGGTGGCTGTGGAAGGACTGGAAACAATTAGCTTAAGCGAAGTTTCCGCAGATCCATACGAAGCCTGCAATTGTCCAAGCGACGCGCAAGAAAAGCTCGAAAAAATCCTCACCATCTGGGAGGCATCGAAATGACCAAAGAACAAAAACGAATCAAGCTGGCTGAGGCTGCTGGATTTACGCAAGAAGAGCCGTGGTTAGATGGACGTAAATGCTGGGGGCATAAAAAACACCCAAATATTGGTTTTGAAGAGATACCCGACTACTTCAACGACCTCAACGCGGTGCATGAGTTGGAGAAGATTCTCACATTGTCTCAATTCTGGAGTTATGCTGATCGTCTAAATGCTATGGTGGACGGTTCAAAAGGTAAAGATTCCTACATCAGCGCCACCGCAGCCCAACGCGCCGAGGCCCTCGGACTAACCCTCAAACTTTGGAAACAATGAAAACATACCCCTACATGGACGGCGACCAGCTGATCGAACTCGTCGAACAGCGCGAGCTTGACCAACTCCTCGAACGACTAGCCGAAGCCCGCGAGTCACATCTCCACGCATCAGCCAGAGACGTTCAGACGATTCAGAGGCAGGCTATAATGTTGGATAGGCTGGCGGGTGCTTTGAAAGAAATCGCATGGATTAAAGAAACTGGGCACCGAGACTATTCATGGACAGGTGATACAGCTTTTGCTGCTCTCTCCGCCTACGAATCCGCGAAAGGAGATCAGCTATGAGTGATACACCACGATCAGACGATTTCATTGGCCCAATTACCGGCATTTACATGACCGAGGGTGAAATAGCTATCTGTGATTTTGCCCGCGAGCTAGAACGCGAACTCAACTCAGCAGTGGATGCTTTAAAGCTTTGTTCAGCCGTTATTGGAGCACCCAACGATGAAGAATGGAAAAGTGTCGATGAATGCGATGCGGCATTCAATGCGGCTACAGCAGTGATCAAAGCAGCGAAAGGAGAGCTATGAGTGATACACCGAGAACACTAGAAGCCTTGACTCAAGTTTTAGACCGTGATGGAAGGCTTGAAGATGATAACGCGCCCTTTGTTTTGGTAAGACTTGCTAAAACTTTAGAACGCGAACTCAACGCAGCGAAAGCGGAACTCGCAGAGCTGAAAAAAGTCATCCGCAAAGTCTATTACGAAACGGAAACCTACGCTGACGGAGCGCCAGACGCCACCGCGCACGACAAACTCTGCAACGAAGTATCCTCCCAACTCGAACCCTACATTAAATAATCCCATGAAAAAACTAAACATCTCAATCAACCTGCTCCAACTCCAGGGAGCCTGCAAAGCAACCATCAAAGGCGAGGACTGCGTAGTGATCCGCATTGCCAAGAGCCGCGCCAAGCCGCACCAAAACGGCAAGGTTTATCTCAACCTGGAGGCCATTTCCAACAAGAACGGTGAGGACGACTACGGCAACACGCACTTTGTCGCTGAGCCATCAACCAAAGAGGAGCGAGAAAGCGGAGCCGCTAAGCTGCCAATCATCGGCAACGGCAAGGAGTGGTCAAACGAAAGCTATGAAACCCGGAAAATGCACGGCAGTGAAGCTCGCCCGACTCGGCAGGTTGCAAAGGCAGCTCCCGCGCCCTTAGAAGACGATGGCGGAGAAATTCCGTGGTAATTGTTCTTTTTATTTTCTCAAATCTGATAAACTGAGATGCCGAATAAACAGGATTGGACCCCTGCGGCATTACATCCTATGAATCAAAAATCCTTCAATTCTGCTCACCGTGCCGTCATAGGCGGGGTCCACATGGCGAGTAGAGTTGAGGGTTTTTTATGCTTATGAGAATACGAACCATTAAGCCTGAATTTTGGATGCACGAAGGATTGTGTAGTAAGTCTGAGTTCACGCGATTACTTGCCATTGCTCTGCTCAACTGGGCAGACGATGAAGGATACTTCCTAGCCAATCCAGTGCTGATTCGTGGACAGGTCTTTCCATTCTTGGAGGATTCCACGAAGATTCCAAGAGCACTCCAAGACCTTTCCAGCGTAGGGTGGATTGACCTGGGCAAAGATGATCAAGGAAGGTCTATTGGTAGGATCAAGAACTTTGCTAAGCATCAAAGGGTGGACAAGCCGAATCCAAGTAAACTCAAGGCTTCCAGCGTATTCCAAGAAGGCTCCAAGAATGATCTTGGAATTATCTTGGAGGACTCCAAGGAGGAAGGGAAGGGAAGGGAAGGGAACAAGGAAGGGAAGGGACATCCTTCGGATTGGGAAGGTTTTGAGGAATTTTGGACAGCATATCCAAGAAAGACCGCTAAATCAGACGCTCTGAAAGCATGGAACAAAATCAAACCAGACCTCATTACCGTTCTTAATGCTTTAGACTGGCAACGTACGTCTGAAGACTGGACTAAAGATTCAGGACAATACATTCCATATCCTGCCAGCTACCTTAATTCAAAACGCTACGAGGACGAGAAACCAAAACCGAAAGCTCAACCAATCCGCCCTCAATCATGCTTATGAACATGCCAGTATCACACGAGGCTGAATCATCGCTTCTCTCATGCTTTCTTCAAGATCCAGTCAATCGAATCGGAGAGGCTAGGAACAGCCTGAATGTTTCAGCTTTTGACCTTGAAAAGCACAGACGTATTTTTACCGCTCTTGTTACCCTTTACGATTCAGGGAGTCCCATTGACCCAATCATCCTGGGTTCTCACTTTCGCAGCCTTGGTGAATTGGAACGCGTCGGAGGTGACTCTTACCTTTCAGAGTTGTTCTGTTACGTTCCAAGTCCGGCTCATTATCTCGAATACAAGCGCATCGTTACTGACAAGTATCTTGCTCGGTGCCACATCGAAGCGCATTCCAAAGCACTGGCCATATTCCAAGATTCAAGCATTAGCATCGCTAACGCGATTGAGCAGGCTCAGGAAGCGCTGGAATCCGTGGCAAAATCAACAATTCGCAAACTGTCACGGGTAACATTGAAAACGGCAATGGATCAAACGATGGACGAGATACAGGAACGAATGAGCAAAGGGGGCGCATTAGCAGGATTCACAACTGGGTTTGATACGATGGACAAGAAATGCGGAGGACTTCAGAAAGGCCGCGTCACTGTATTTGCGGGCCTGCCTTCCGACGGCAAAAGCGCTATCATGCAAAACTGCGCGAGAAATGCGCTGAGATCAGGTGCTAAGGTGGCGTGGTATTCGCTAGAAATGCCGATTACAGAGCAGACCTTGCGAATATTGAGCGAAGACAGCGGCGTTGATAATGCCTCGCTTTACAATGGCCTAATGACTCGAGGTCAGCAGGATATGCTTATGCGGTCAATTCGTGAGCTTTCAGACCTAGGTTGTGATTTGATCGACACCGACAATGCTACGGCATCAGACATCTTGGCCGACATCGAACAAGGCGGCTACGATTTAGCCGTTGTCGATTATCTCCAGCTTCTTGAGGAAGAGGGACGCAAGGGCGCAACTCGGGAAGAAATCGTTTCTAGCGTATCCAGACGCATGAAGAATGCAGCACGTCGCAGCGGTTGCCACATCCTCACAGCTTCACAGCTAAACGATTACGGTAAATTACGCGAATCTCGGGCCATTGGTCAGAATGCTGATAGCGTGTTCATTATCTCAAAAGTCGAGGTTGATGGCGTATCAGACGAAACTCAGCGCAGATTGTATTGTGACAAGAACCGAGGCGGCGCACGCAATTGGACAATTCCGCTGGCATTTTCAGGGCCTACCTTTACTTTCAAAGAAATCAGAGAAGACTTTAATTGATATGCCAGCACTAAAGAATCCTAAGCACGAACGATTTGCACAGCTTTATGCTGTCTCTGGCAATGCTTCCGCTGCGTGGAGAGAGGCAACTGGGAAGACGAAAGATGCTGACGCTCACTCTGCTTCGTTTATGGTAATTAATGGTATGAAGGCTAGAATTGAGGAAATCCGCGCTGTGACTGCCGCTAAAAGTGAGCGCAAAAAGGAGGAGCTTTATGCTTTCCTCTGGCGTGCCGTCGATGGCGTGGAAGAGGTTAAAGCCGAACAACTTCGAGCCGCTGAGATCATCGCTCGCATGACCGGATGGAATGAGCCTGAAAAGGTGGAGCATTCCGGCGTGAGTGAGATTGTGATTAGAAAGTTATGACCATCGAACTGCCTCATCGGTTCACGCCACGAGATTACCAGCTTCCAATGTGGCGGGCGATGGACACTCATAAGCGCTGCCTCATGGTGTTTCATCGAAGGGCGGGAAAGGACAAGCTCTGTTTCACGAAGCTGATTTGCCGAGCTATTGAGACGAAGGCAAATTACAGTTATTACTTTCCGACTGCCGCGCTAGGCCGGAAAGCTCTCTGGTTGAACGTGGACGTGAGTAATGGGATGCGCGTCATCGACCACATCCCGAAAGAATTGCTCGCTAAGCCTCCGAATCAAACGGATATGCGAATCGAGCTAATCAACGGCTCAACGATCCAGATTCTAGGCACTGACAACTTGGACGTTGTGGGCGGTAACTACTACGGCGTTGTGTTCTCGGAGTTTCAAAATCAGAATCCTCTGGCGTGGGATTACACGCGCCCGATCTTGGCAGAGAACGGAGGATTTGCATGGTTCAACGGGACGCCTCGCGGAGAAAATCACTTCTTTGACATGTTGAAGACGGTTAAAACTAATCCGACATGGTTCACCCAGGTCTTAAGCGTGGAAGACACAAAGGCCATCAGTGAGGAGCAGATTGACGAGGAGCGCCGTTCAGGGATGTCTGAGCCGCTAATCAGGCAGGAGTTCTATTGTGATTTCAACATTGCCAACGAGAACGCAATCTATGGCCGATACATGACGGCAGCGGCAGCAGAGGGAAGGATTGGAGAGTTCCCGATTGATGGACGTTCGCCGGTTCATACATTCTGGGACTTAGGAGGGCCGCGCAACACAACGGTGTGGTATGGTCAACGCTCGGCTTTTGGTCACTGGCGTTGGATTGATTGTGACATTGGCTTACCGCTCACGATTGTAGAGCGATACGCGCACATGGAAGCCAAGGGTTACAAATACGGGAAGCATTACCTGCCGCACGATGCACGCCAAACGCAGCGAAACGGCGTTACCTTTGAGTCCGATGCGATGCAGGCAGGATTCAAGAATTTAGTCATTGTCCCAGTGATTCCCGACGTTTGGCAAGGCATCGACTACGTTATGGGACTAATGCCAACTTTTGAGTTTCGCTTGCCAGCTTGTGAAACTGGGGTGAAAGGTTTAAAGGCATACGAGCAAGCGCCAGACTCATCATCCGGCGTCGTTCGCAATGTCCCGCTTCACACTTGGGCCTCTCACGTCGCTGACGGCGTTAGGACTATGGCTGAAGCTGATAGGCTCGGTTTGATTCCCGGCTACAACTCGCCGGAAGGGCCGCGCAGGAGACAGGAATGGCAACAGACATGAGCAGGACAATCAAAAAGCCATATCGCAAAAGCCGTAGATTCGATAGGACTTGCCGGAATCACGGAAGCTGTCCATATTGTCGAGGCAATCGCACTCATTCATCACGCAGGCGCGAGCCAATAGAACAAGAACAATAATAAAATCATCATCACATGCTCTACAACCGCATTGACTTTAGTAGCGTCACGGACTGGAACCAAACAAACGAGGTAATCGCTAAGCAGCTTGGATGCTGCGAACGCACAGTAACCACGGCACGGCGACGGATTGGAGCACCTAGGGCCCCAGACAAGACCACGCGAACACGACTCAAAGAGCAGCTGCCGCAGATTAGTGACAAGGCATGGGCGAGCCATTCAAACTGGGCCATTTCCAAAATCCTCAAATGCAGCGAATCTGCCGTCCAGGTATATCGCCTGCACAACTTCAAGCCGCGATACCAGAGATGACACCATTCCAAGAAGCCCATCAAATAGCCGTCGATCTGGGAATGGATTTCAACGGGATGATGAATGACCACTTGCGAGAGGGTTATGTCTATTCATCGCCGGAATGCTTTATTTGCGCGATGGACACGGCACGAGACTTTGGCGAATACTCGGAGTTTGGCGTCTTCGTCACTCTGGCCGTTGGCAATCTAGACGACTTCGTCAGCATTGACCCGCTCAGAGATAAGCGCCGTTGGCTTGGCTTTTGCCGATCTGAAGGCGGAAAGGTTCACTGGATTCCATACGGCAGGATCATAAAAAGGCTTGCGACTTCTCAAAAGTGAGAGAGAATCGCGCAATTATGGGAGGCTCAAAACCAGATAAACCTAAATCACCGCCACCGTCACCTGCTCCAGTAAGGGCAGATACAGCCGCAGGAGAGCAGGCGTTCATCGGCGCTAATCGTCGGCAAGGCTTGCAAAAGACGATCAACCCCGCGAATCCTCTCGCGCCTAGCACGGCGCTTGGATCAATCGGCAGTCTCGGCACTGGTGGCGAGGGCGTGATGATTAACACAAGGCCAAAGCCTAAGCCTGTTCAGAATCCCTACGGCTTCCAAATGCCTACTACTCGCTAAACTATATGGACGAAGGCACCGACCAGACGAAAAGATGGCTGAAGTGCTATCAACGGCTTAAAGATCAGCGCGTAGCAACGCAAGATCAGATCTGGCAGGACATCGCCAATTACGTTTCGCCACGCAAGGCAGGGATTACGACTAAACGCTACATGCCCGACTCTAACGTCGAGGCTCAAATTTACGACGCCACGGCCACGGATTCGGTGCAACGCGCTGTAGCTGCTTACACGTCATGGACAACTCCGGCGTCTCAACCGTGGCTTGCACTAAAGCCGAATCTGAAGCTTAGGAATGACGACTCGGTGAAGGGATGGCTCTCGGAATGCTCGCAGATTCTCAATCAGGAGATTAACAGCCGATCCAACTTCCAGCTTGAACGCCTAGAATCCGTCGCTGACCTCTGGAATTTTGGCACTACTGCCATTTTCTCCGAGATGGGCGAGGGCAACCGACTGCGCTTTGAGAAGATCAAGATCGGCACTTACGTCTTTGAGCTTGACCCGTTTGGCAAGTGTTACCGGTTCATTCGTGAGTTTGACCTCACGGCAGAACAGGCACGACAGAAGTTCGGCGAGGAAAACATGCCGAAGGTAATCTCTGACTGCCTACTGGAAGGTGGCGATAAGTCCAAGCGCTTTGACTTCATCCATATCGTGGAGCCTCGCGAGCCGTCCAAAGTTGGCGCGTATGGCTACAACGTGAAGACTCGGAAAAAGTATCTCAGCGCTTATGTCGAGATGCAGAGTCAGAAGATGGTGCAAGAAGGCGGCTACGATGGATTTCCCTTCACCGTTGGCCGTTATCTGAGCTACGACTCAATCGTCGGCTCAGCGGGATGGGGCTACGGCCCGGGATTCGCCATTCTGCCGGAAGCTAGGCAGCTAAATTTCATCCAGCAGATGATGGATGTCTTCGCGGAGAAGCAAGTCTTTCCGCCGATGATGGTGCCAGATACGTTTGAGGGATCGCTCAAAACGGCAGCACGGGCGCTGAACTATTACCCTTCTGGCATGGGGCCGGAAAGCGTTTATCAGGTGCCTGTCACTGGTGAATGGTCAGTTGCCTTGGAGCGTGTGCGAATGCGTCAAGACATGATTAAACGTCTTTGCTCGCTCGATATGTTCCAGATGTTCGCAAGCATTGATCGCGAGATGACCGCATACGAGGTAGCGCAGCGAGCAGGCGAGAAGCTGGACACTGTGGGGCCGATCTATCACCGCGACGTGAGAGAGACGATTGAGCCGCATTTACGCCGTGCCTTCGAGCTTTGCGCCGAGAATGGCTTGCTGCCTCCACCTCCGCAGGAAGCATACGAGCTTGTAGGCCGTGGCTTTGTGCAGGTTGCTGATCCAGAGATCGCTTTGACCTCACGCCTAGCGATGGCCATTGATTCGTGGAATGCTCGCGGCGCTGATGAAGTCATGCAGACCGCAATGGCAATGGCTCCAGCTGATCCTACGATCATGGACAATATTGATACGGGCTTCTACATCCGCGAAAAGTCCCGCCTTGTTGGCGCTCCTGAAGGGCTGCTCCGCAAGCGTGAAGACGTTGAAGCCATCCAGCAACAACGAGCACAGCAACAGCAAATGCAACAGGCCGCGATGATGGCTAAGGAGATGGGCAGCGCCGTAAATAATGCTGGCGGCATCGACAAAGTGAAGGAATTAGTCGGGGCGTAATCATCAACGCCGCGCATCATCACATGACACCCGCAACCGCAGAACTCCTAAAACCACTTAGCGACGCCGAGAAGAAAGACGTTCTTAAAGCAACGCTCCGACTTTTCGACAAAGACGACTTCCAGCTAGTGTTCCGCAGCTTGAATGCTGACGTGGGCGGCATCCTGAATCCTGCCTTTGAGCAAGGTGGCGATGCAGTCAAAGCAGCATTCCGAGAAGGACAGAAAGAGCCACTTCGGTGGCTATTCACCATGCACCTGAAGGGCATTCCTGAGACTGAGAAACCTAAAGAACAAGAGACATGATTACGATCACAGAAGACAATCAAATTGACCGCGACGGCGAAATAATCGGCAGCATCATCGGCGAAACCGCATGGATGAAGGCCAAGCCAGCGCCGCGCATTGTTGGGCAGATTCGCCAAGCCGCAGGTATTGCCGGACTGACTTTTGAAGTCGCAGACGCGCCAACTGACAAAGAATGCTTGACGGTTGAACCAATTTCCACGCCGCAGTTGCCCGGGACTGACTCGGCGATGGAGCCTGCCGCTAGTTGTGATGATCTAGCGGCAGGCATTACTTTTGACGTTCCTGCCGATTTCGGCACACCCGGCACGCAATACTTCGCTCGGTGCTTTGTGAACAGCTACGGCAATGACACTTACTCTCAGTTCTGCAAGGCTAACGGCATCTAATTCCTATGGAAACCGACACAACACAACAAACGGCGGAGACAGCACTGCAACAGCAGTCTGCCACCACAACCGACACGACACCCTCGCCGCCAATAGAGTCCGCGCCATCCACCAATCAGCGGCCCGATTTCATCCCTGAAAAGTTTTGGGATGCACAGAAGGGCGAGGCCAAGCTAGATCAGCTAGCCATCAGCTACGCCAACTTGGAGAAAGCATTCTCCTCGAAGTCGCAGGCACCAAAGAAACCCGGCGCTGACGCATCGCCAGAGGATCAAGCCAAGTATTTTGCAGACCTCCGCAAGTTCACAGGAGCGCCAGAGAAGCCGGAAGATTACGGCTTGAAAGCTCCTGACAAGCTGCCGGAAGGCGTCGAGTGGAATGCTGAACTAGCCGGGAAGGCTGCATCCATTGCCCACAAATACAGCGTTCCGCCTGAAGCGCTTCAAGAACTGATTGATCTCAATAATGAGAATATAAGCGGCCTAGTGGAGAAGTCGCAGGCCATGCAACAAGAGCAGGTGGACGCGATGGTGGCTGAACTCAATGCCGAGTGGAAGGACAACGCTAAAGACAACTGGCAGCGTGCTAACCGTGGCGCTACCGCCCTGGGCGTCGATCTGGAAGCTAGCGGACTGGGCAACAATCCGCATTTCATCCGCGCTGCACTGCGCTTCGATGAGATGATCGGCGACGACAAGGGTCTTGTGAAGTCTGACAGCACCGCGACGTATCGCGAGCAGATGACTAAGATTCAAGGCTCCGACGACTTTCAAGGAAAGAACGGGCCAGAAGCTCAACAGTCTGCGCTTGCCAGACTTCAGGGGCTTTTCAACGCATCGCAGAAATGATTTGAGAAGGGCGTGCCTTTAATGAGGCCAGCACACGGAATAGGCTTAGGCTACAATACCCTCAAGAAAACGGCTCTCAGAAATGGGGGCCGTTTTTTTTGCTTGCATCTTTTCTCAGATGTGAGAATTTAGGGTAACAACGGCCCCGAAAGGACAAGCCGTAAGCCGAAATTGAGGCCCGCGAAAGCGGAAAACCAAGAAGACGGGAGACACGACTCTTCCTGCTAATCACACGGTTAGCTTTCACTCAAATTCCAATCTTACGCCCTATCATGGCCACCATTGACACATTCTATCCGACGACTTTCCAAACGTCGTTCGACCAAGTTCTTCAGCAGATGGATTCCCGTTTGCTCACTTCCATTACTCGCGCCGATTTCACTGGCAAAAAGAAATGGTTCAACCTTCTGAACGACTCAGAAGCTCAAGACATCCTTACCCGCAAAGGCGACACTCCAGACGGCGAGCTTGATGCCTCCAAGTATTGGATGACTCAGCGCCCAAAGGAAAAGGTTACGACCTTCGACGAGTGGGACAAGCATTTTCTTGGCACCATCGTTCTGCCAACTTCTGACGAAGTTCAGAGCCACGCGATGGCCTTCAACCGTGCGATTGATGACGTCATCATCTCCGCCTTTGATGCCACCCGCTACATCGGCGAAGACGGCACGACCACTGACAGCTTCCCGGCTGGTCAAAGCGTCGCTGCCAACTACGCTGAGACTGGATCTCCGACCTCTATCGGCATGACCTTGGCAAAGCTCCGCCGCGCCAAGTATCTCATGGACGTGAGCGAAGTTCCTGCACAGGGCCGTTACATCGTCATCGGTGCTCAACAGGAGCAAGACCTCCTGCGCGACACCAATCTGACAAGCGCTGACTTCAACACCGTTAAGGCGTTGGTTGACGGCCAGGTTGACACCTTCCTCGGCTTCAAGTTCCTGAAGTCTCAGCGTCTGCCAGTTGGCACTGTTAGCGGCACCGCTGACGTTCGCAGCTGCTTCGCCTTCCATAGCTCGGCCATCAAGTTCGCGATGAGCGACCGCCAGACCCGCATGGACATCCTGCCACAGCGTCGTCACGCGCTTCAGATCCGCTCAACCATGATGCTCGGCGCCGTCCGCACTGAGAACGAAAAGGTTGTCCGCCTCTACGCTGACGAAACCCCATAACATGAACTGAGAGGGGCGGTGTAAAAGCCGCCCCTTTCTTAAACCTTCACCACTCACAAAATACTCTTATGGCTGCTCTTACTGATTCATCCCTCTACACGGCACAAGCTGCCGCTCTCCTTGACGGCTCCGAACGTCCAAACCGCACTGGCACAACTGGCGGCACGGTTAAGAAGCTTCGCGCTTCTTATACCACCACCGGAAGTGAGGCCGCGAATGACACATTCAACCTTTGCTACCTTCCTAAAGGCGCTTCGCTTTCTCGGGCAGGTTCGGCGGTTTCATGCGTTGATCCTGGCACCACGCTCACGCTGGACATTGGCACAAGCTCCAATGCAGACCTCTACGCTGATGGCATCGTTCTTTCGAGCGGTGGCACTGTGGGCTTTGGATCTGCGGTTGCTGGCACTGCTGGCGATTTGGCTCCGACCGTAACCACTGACAACAGCGCCGTGATCGTGACCATCGCATCCGCGAACACTGTCACCGCTTCCGTCGTTCTCTACTTCGAGATCGAATACATCGATTGGAACTAACCTTCCGTTGGTTGACCTCGGGAGGCTCCTTGTGTATTAAGGAGCCTCCCTTTTTCTTGAATCATTACCATTATGGCCGCCACCGCTACTGAGATTGCAAACCTTGCTATCGCCCACCTTGGAGGCAGGGCACTGACTGCGCTTTCCACTGACACGACGCAGCAGGCCGCGAGTATGCGGAAGTGGTATAATCCAGACGCAGGAACGCCTATTTACACGGCGCTTGATGAAGTCTTGCGAGCGCATCCATGGAACTTTGCCACGGCACGTCATCGGCAAACGGCGACGTATTACAATGTTACGGATGTGGTCAGTTCAGGCGGCTTGATTAAGATCACAGACGGAAGCCACGGCATTCAGACGGGCCAGCGCGTCTATATCAAGGACGTGGAAGGCGTAACGGCTGCGAATGGTCAATGGTATGTAACTCGCGTGGATGCGGATGAGTTTACCCTGGACGACTCTGTGTTTGCTGGCACTTACACAAGCGGCGGTAAATGGGTAAAGATTCCCGCCTTTGACTGGGATTTTCAGCACACTCCGCCGGATGACTGCTTGCGCGTGATTTCCCTCAATGCTGGCGGCGGGCAGATGGAAGATGCCGGCGCTGATTTCACCTTTGAGAAAGGTCTAATCCTGACGGATGAGGAGACGATCAACCTGAAATACATTCAGCGCATCACGGATGTAACCGAGTATCCGGCTGACTTTGTGACGGCGTTTTCCTTTCTGCTTGCTTCTTACATCGCGCAGGACACCCAGGGCGCATCAGGGCAGGCTCAGCAAATGCGCCAGTTTTTTGAAAAGGCCGTGGCTCCTCCGGTTAAAGCTCGAGACTCCAACGAAGGTAAAGCACGACGCATTCCGCCGTTTAATGACTCGCAGATTGTGAGCGCACGTTTCGGCAGCATTTGGACAGGTGGAATCACTGAATAATCATCATGCCTCAATTCCAAACGATCAAATCAGTGTTCAACGGTGGCGAGATGTCGCCACTTATGGACGGGCGCACGGACTCCGAGAAATATGCGACAGGGTGCAGGCTCCTTGAAAACTTCCTGCCCCGTTCGTATGGCGGAGTATTCAAGCGTCCCGGCACTCAATTCAAAGTTTCCGACACGCACACGCAAGATCTTGTCAGAACGATTGCTTGGAAGCGTTCAACAGAGGTTAATTACATTCTCGGATTCAAAGAGAATGCCATTAAAGTGTGGGATGCTTCCGATTTCTCGCTTGTTGCCACACTGACGACTACTTACACAGTGGAAGAAATCAGGGCGCTGCATTACTGCCAGCTTAACGACATCATGCACCTAACGGTTGCGACTAAGCATCCGGCTGTAATCACTCGCGCCAGTGATGGCACGTGGAGCATCATTGACACGCCGTTTCAGTTTGCTCCCGCTCTCGATCCGCCAAGCGAGGCGGTGACGATGCTGCTCGAATACGACGCCAACGACTGGGTGACGGCAACGAGCTATTCAGTGGGCAACTTCGTTCTGTATCTAAACGACCTTTACAGGTGCAAAACGGCCAACTCAGACGTTGCTTTTACTTTGGCAAAATGGGATAAAGCCGTTTATCAAAAGCCGTGGAATGTGGGCGCTGCTTATGTGGCTGGCGATGTTACCGAGTATTTTGGCAGTAATTATTTTTGCATCACAGCACACACCGCATCAAGCGCAAACAGGCCGGGAACTGGCGCTCAATGGGTGCTGATTACGATCACGGATTACAGGCTCATAGCCAGTTCCGCCACTTTTGACGCTGACGAAGTTGGCTCAACGTGGCTCTTGTCTCCAGGGTCAAACAGTAGAATTGCAACTGAGCCAATCGCGGCGGCTCCAGCAACTACAACAAGCGCGGCCATATTTATTCAAGGCTCCTACGTTGCGCGGACAAGTTGGGAAACTGGCAAATCTCCAGCGGGTTCAGTAATTCAGCTTCAGGAATCTCTAGACCGCATAAACTTTACCACTATTCGCGAATGGGCAATTGGCGGCAACCTTGAAGGAACGATCAGCTACACGGCAGAAGCGCCGAACACTGGCGGCTGGTATAGGATGATGGCCGTTCGCAGTGGTGCGGATGCTAACGTTTCGAGAATGACCGTGGAGCCAGTAGTCGGAAAGCTAGACATCCCATTCAAGATTGAAAGTTACGTTTCCACGACGCAAGTTCGAGGAATTCCAAAGCTGGCGGTTGATTCGCTCATTCCAAACGAAGTCCTTGGCACGACGTTCCCAGTCTGGCGCAAGGGCGCATTCTCTGAAACTCGCGGATATCCTCGCACGGTGGCGTTCCATGATAATCGCCTTTGGTTCGCTGGGACTGAGCTTTATCCGACCCGTATCTGGGCTAGTCAGATCGACGACTTTTACACGTTCCTGACTGGCTCGCTTGATACTTCTGGCATCGACATCACGCTGGCGGCAACTGAGGCCAATGACATTCAGTGGATCTCCAGCTTTAAACGCACGCTTGTTATTGGCACGGCTGGCGAAGAATGGACGATGGACAGTGGCGAACAGGATACGGTAATGACGCCATCGAACGCGCGGGCTAGGCGTTGGAGCCGTTACGGTTCAAACTCATTGCAGCCAGTGCTTGCAGGCGATGGCTTGCTATGGCTTACCCGTGATAATCGTTTGCGTGAGTTTGCCTATGTCTTTGAAAAGGACGGCTATTCAGCGCCAGACATGAGCTTGCTGGCTGAGCATATTCCGAATCTCAGAGGCACAATCACGGAAATCAATTACTCACAATCGCCCGATTCAATTATCTGGCTTACCTTTTCAGGCGGAGAAGTTGCTGGCTTTAGTTACGACCGAGAGAACAACGTCACCGCTTGGCATCGGCAGGAATTTAACAGCCTAAACAACCGCGAATGTGAATCCATTTGCGTTGTTTATTCAGAGGCCTCATCGGCTGGCGATACGCTGGTTTTCCTCTTTGATAATAATGATGATGAGTTTTCTTTAGAAACGATTAGTGGCGGCGCAATGATTAATGCCATGAGTTCGGCAGATCCGTCTTATGGTATAAGCCTTACCGCATTTTGCGATGCTTGGCAGTATGTTAATGGCACCTATAACGCTGGAACTGGGTTAACTACGTTCAATCTTGGTGCCAGCATTTACAACAATGAAAAGGTAGTTGTCAGTAATGCCTCCACGAAAACCACAATTTTAAATGCAGACGGATCGCCAAAGGAGTTTTCAGTATCCAGCGGCATTGTGACCATCACAGGAAACTATTCAGGGTTTCACATTATTGGCATTCCTTACAATGCTTGGATCGTCCCAAATAGAATTGAGTTACAACTTCAGGATGGCACGTCTCAAATGCGGAAATGGCGCATTAACTCTGTGGCATTCCGGTTGTTTCAGTCGAAATACGGCAATATTTGCATTCGCCCAACAGTGACAGACCAACGCCTGACAATGGACTGGAGCGACGCCACGGCTGTGGATTACACAGACATGGATGAAAACATTTTCAATTCATGGATAATTTGGAATAACAACGTGTCTAATTTTGGGCACAAAAGCGGCCAGACCAAAATGCAGATGTTCAATGGCCCGTGGGATGACTCCGCTGATATTACTATCGGCTCCCGCCATCCGCTGCCGTTCAATCTTCTTTCCATGATTCTCAAGATTGAGATTGGCGACAACTCCAGTGCCGGAACTTGACTTTAATATCAGTTCGTGATGAACTGACAGGAAATCATCACATGACCATTAGAGCCTATATTCCCGAGGACTTCCCGCTTGTTGAAGCATGGGCTAAAGCTCGCGGCATGGCGATGATCCCGCAGCTACTCAGCCCGAATGGCTTTATCGTCGAGGACGACGACGGGCCTTTTGCCGTGTGCTTTGTGTATCTGGCGTTTGGATGTCCCATTGCCTCGCTAGACAACCTTTTCACTAAGCCGGGAACTTCCTTCGCGAAATGCCGAAAGGGATGGCCGATCTTGTGGCGCACAATTCTTTCGTTTCTCTCAAATCTGAGAACTTGCGATGACGTGCCTTTGAGTTATAAGGTGGTGAGGATATACACCCGCACTCCGCTTGCTAGGTTTCTACGCAACTCTGAGGGCTGGCACGTATCCGAACACACAAGCACACAGGCCATTTATGCGATACCGTGACCATCTTGATTACCTCCCGCTGAATACTGGCGGGCCGATTGGCATTCACTGCTCGACTCGTCCGCCTTGTAATGAGCCTATTTCTACAACGCTCCTTGTTGTATCGTTAATTGCAGGTGCCACTGGAACATACATGCAGTATGAGTCAGCTCAGAATGCAGCTAAACAGGCCGAATACAACGCACAGGCCCAAGCTGACGCTATCGGCGAGGAGCGCAAAAGGCAGGCACTTGAGAGTCAAGAGAATCAACGTCGAGCGGTGCAGGAGCAACGCAGGCAAAGGGCGACGCAACTCGCGGCAATGGCTGGCAGTGGCGCTATGCTTGGCACTGGATCGTCTCTTGCATTGGAAGCTGACACCTGGGCCAAACAGCAAACAGAGCTAGCAGATCAGCAATACGTGAATCAGTTATCTCAACGGCAGCTAGCCTATCAGCGCACGTCCACGCTCCAGATGGGGCAGCAAACAGCCGCAGGAATACGCAGCGACGCCACAGGGCAGGCCATCGGCAATATTGGATCAACGCTCGGGCAGGCTTATCAATCGTGGTCAACACGGCCTCAAGCGGCGGGTGGTGCATCTACAATACCAGCGGGCTATCAGCCGCGCACAGTTTCACAACGTCCAGCAGGACTGTAATTTATGGCACGCATTCCAATCCTTCAAGAACCTGGGCAACTCCAGACCGGCAATCAGACAATCCGCACGCCCGACCTTCCAGCCGTCACAAATGCCAGCATGGGCAAGGCGATCGGCAATTTAGGCAACGTGGCCTTTGACATTGCAGAAAAGGCCAAGCGTGCAAATGACGTGACCAAGCTCACGGAAGCTAGTCTTGCGATGAACAAAGCGCAGATGGATTTTGCGACGTTTCAGCAATCGCCAGAAGGGCAGGATGAAAAGAATTGGCTTCCAAAGTGGCAGAGTTTGCAGAACGACATCAAAGCTCAATTCGATCAAGCTGAATTGACGCCTGAAGCAAGAATGCAGTTTAACGACAGGCTTTCAAACTGGGCGACTCGCGGGACAATTCAAGTTCAAGCTAGCGCCATCAAACAGACGGGGCAGAGAATGGAGCAGAGCTTTGATAATGCCGTTAAATCTAAAGATTTTAACGCAGCTAGACAGGGTGTTGATGATGCCACAAAAGCTGGGCTTATATTACCAGAGCAAGCGCAGGCAAAGCGCTTGTTTATTGACTCAGCTGAAAAGGATTCAAAATGGAATAGCTACATTTTACAACGTGAACGTTTGGCCGATCCTGCATCAAGAACGCAAGAAAGCATTTTTCAGCTTGAGCAAATGCTTGACGCTTCCCGTGATTCCATGGAGCCGGAACGTTATCAGCTTGAAATTGATAATCTTAACGATATGAAGGATGAGACTTTTGTTTATCAAGAGATTCAAAAGAATCCTGAGCGCGTCGTAGAGATGATGAATAATCCAGATTTTGCGCCAAGTCTTAGCGCTCCACAGCAGCGAGAAAGAATTAAAAATCAAGCGATTGCACGCATTGAGGAAATGCAGATGGAAGAACAGCGAGCCGTGATGAATGGAATTTTAGGCGGCAGCATTCAAAACATGAAGCAAGCGGAAACGCTTATGCCGCGCTCTGATGCCATCGCAAAGGCCAAGATTCAGAGCGTGTTTGACAAAAAGCCACCGACTCAATACGAGGCTTCAATCCTTAAGCGTGCTCTAGAAAAGGCCGTGGAAGAATACGATCCAACAAACGATCCTGAAGATGCAAAGACGTTTCAGATCGTTGACACAATCAACCGTCTCAATCTTTACGACGAAAAACTGACAAGTTCATTGCGTGAGAAGTTTTACAAAAAGCAACAACAACGCACGCCACCATCTCCAATCGAAAGTGAAATTGCCAATCATAAAAAATTTCTTGATTACGTTTATGAACCTAAGCTTAAAGCGCTTATGGATGAAGACACAAAAGAGGTTCCTGTTGATAAACAAGCTGAGTTCAGGTCTTTACTTTCCATTCGCGATCAATTAGCCACCGATTTTGAGCGCATGGTTGAATCGGGAGAAATTAAAACACGCGAGCAAGCTCGTAATGCATCGGTGCGGATGTTAGCGGAACCATATGCCGATCAGGTTATGGATTATTTTCGTTATGCGCCATCATCGGAAGGTAAGAGTGGACAAATTCAACTCACGCCAGAAGAAATTCAGCAAATCGAAAAACAACGACTTTCAAAATAATGCCAATCACTCGACCATCTACACAAGAGGACGCCGACAATCGACTTCGAGAAGCCTTTATTATTCAGGATTTTGGCGCTCTTGGTGGCGAAGTGGAGTCATATCCACTTCCAGACAGGAATGCGCTTTTGTATTCCTCGGCGACTTCGGCATGGGCCGAGCGAATTCTTGGCGTTCCAGCAAATCCTTATCATCCTGGATGGCAGGGACAAAAAGACGGCATTGTCAGAAGTTATTTTGGCGAGCGTGAAGCGAAAGATGTTTCTGATGAAGATCTTTTTGGCAAAATTGCCACCGATTACAGAGCGCAAGAAAAGATTGCAAACGCTGCCCGCATTGCTGCGGCTCGCGGTGAATCGTGGCTTGGCAAGTTTCGTGAAGTTGAGACACAAGAAGCCGGATCAATAATTCCCGGCAGAATGACAAATTACCTCGGGCTTGCTAGGGCTGCTCACGATGAAATGGCCGCAAAGGTAAATCCATATCGAAACACGATTAAAGCCGTGGCGGATATGGCGCGAAACATTGACACATCGGCGGAAGGCATGGACTGGGGCGCAATGGCTAGCGAGCTTGTAAAGATTCCCAAAGAAGATCGTCCATACGTTCTTGAAGCTCTTTCGCTGCAAACTCCAGGAGAGTCTAAAGCTGGTGATGCCGAGCGAATCAAAACGGCTTTTGTCCGTGGGATGGAGCGTTATCTAGATACATTTGTAAGTTCATTAGAAACGGCAGGAGAAAGCACAGCTGGCGAGTTTTTACGGCAGTCGTATGGCTTTGATGTCGAAGCGCAAACGCCAGAACAAAAGGCGCAACGCGCTGATTTTCTCGATCTTCGCGACAACATGCGCGACATCGCTACTGGAAAACTTGCGCCGTTGAAAGCGGTAAAAATTGCAGGCATGAACATTGCCGGGGCTGCTGAAATGCTGCCAATGACGTTGGGGTCTTTTGTGCCTTACGTTGGCGCTGCTGTAACGCTTGGCAGTTTTCAGCGGTCTACTTATAACGACATCAGGCGAAGTAATCCTGAAATGTCGCGTGATTCGGCAAACGCCATTGCTACCGTGTCAGCGCCGTTTCAAGCAATCACGGAAATTGCGTCAGATCGTTTTTTGTTTGGCAGACTTCCTAATCTTAAACGTGCATTTACTCAGCCAATTTTTAGCGCAACTGGGGCGCTTGGCATGTTTGCCACACGGGCGGCAATCGGCACAGCTACGGAAGTAGGCGAGGAGTTTGCGCAAGGAGTTATTCCGCTAGCCGTTCAGAGTTTGGCAAATGAACTGAGCAAAGATATTCCGGATGCAGACTGGAACGGATTTCTTGGCGAGTTTGCACAAAGCTTGCCTGAGCTTATTTCGACAATCTTGCCGCTCGCTATTGTTGGCGCTGGAACTGGTCAGTTGTCAGACTTTCGCGCTGGTCGTCAACTTGCGCGCTCGCCTGATATGCTGATAGCTGCTCAGTATTCGCCAGAATCTGCCGCAAAAATTAGCGAGCTAGCTAACGATGGCAAATGGAGCGAAGCGGAAGACGCTATGCGTTTGGATTGGGCGAAGATTAATGCAAAAGGCGCTGACATGGCGCAAGTAAAGGCTACGGCCGAACAACGCATTCAAGCTGCTGAAAGGCTTAAAAGCCTACAATCTGAACAAGCTAACACAGCGGCGTTAATAGACACATCATCGCCTGAATTTGTGGTAAATGTCACGCGCTCTCCTGCGGGCTGGCAAGTTGCCGTTGGTGATGGGACAATCATACCCGTAGATTCAGCCGAAGCTGCTCGTCGCATTGCAGTCGATATTCGCCAAGTAGGAAGCCAGCAAGAGGCCGATGCGCTGGTAAGCGTGATTGACGGTTATTACGAAAAAGGCAGGCAGGCTGAAACTGTATTCACTGGTGAGACTGTTCAAGCGTCTGACGTTGAAGCGGTCGGAGTCGTGGCTACTCGGCGCGATGCTGGCGGTGCTATTCTTTCACAGCGCCAGCTTGGCCCTCAAGCTCTTGAAACCGTCCGTGCAGAGGCAGAAGTTGCGGGCATCAAGTCGGGCACTCAAGGTATTTTCGCGCACATTAACGGATCGAACGAAATCTTCCCGATGCGCGTGGCTGATGGGGCTAAAGAGATCGTCCGCAGGATGAATCTCTACAAATCGCAAGCTGAAGGGCAGCCGCAGGTATTTACATTCCTGCATGAGAACTTTGAATCGACGTGGCGATTGGGCATAGAAAACGGCACGTTCTCAGATCAAGAGACACGCACGGCAATGCGCGCGCTTTTGCCTGCTTTTGAAGGCGTGACGGCATTGAACGCCGAAGAAGCTCAATTCATCGACAATCTACGCACGTTGGCAAATGGCCAAGGCAATGAAACCATGTTGCGTGAAACCGTGTCGGAAATGGTCATGCGTGACGTGCTAGGGCGTGATCGACAAGGCCTTGCCACTGGCATGAAACCTGGGTCTATTTCTCGCGCTATTGAGGCGTCTGTTATGGGCGCTAATACTCAAGAGGAAGTCAGCGCGTTAAAAAGCATTCTGGCTGCAATCAAGGCATTTACCGCCTACCTCAAAGGCGTGTTTGGCACCGTTGACGCTATCACTAAAGCTCGCGATGAAAGCAAGCTCGGCGAAGAATACGATACGTTTATCAACAAAGTCCTCGGCATCGACGAGGTGAAGCAGATGGAAGGGCAAGTTCTTGGCGAGGTGAAATCCATGCTTGGCGTTGATGAGGAAGCTCAGGCAGTGATCGACGCTGGGAATATGGCGTTTAGCATCTCGCCAGTCACTCCAGAGCAGGATGCCGAGTATCTTGAGCTTGCCAAAAACCCTGAGAAGAATCGCACGCTGTTGCAAAAGATGGTGGATGCTGTGGCGAAGGCGGCGGGATACTTGCCTCACGCTGATTTTAGGGATGCCCACAGAGCGCCATCTGGCCCCACCGGGGCTGACGAGGAAGTGAGAAATGGAGACGCAGACGCTTCTCTCGTTCAAGTTGCGCGAGGCATTCATAATCAGCCTGACGATTACTTTGATCCTCGCGTTGGCCCTCGCTATTACTCGTATCAAGACAAAGCTGGCATGGAAGCGTTTAAGGCTATCCGTGCCGCTATGGATAAAATCCAACGAGGTAAAAAAGCTTTTGTAACTGTTTACCGCGCCGTCCCGATTGACATCAAAGGCGCAAAGTTGGAAAACCGCGATTGGGTTACTCCATCAAAAACATACGCAGTTGACCATGGAGAGTCCCGCTTTGGCGAAGATGAATATCGAATCATCAAGGAATCCGTTCCAGCGGAAAACCTTTTTTGGGATGGCAACGATATTCGAGAGTGGGGCAAGGACGATGTTCAAAACTACTTCTACAAAAATACGGCGAACAATATCAAACTGGCCGACCCAGTAACCTACGACGATGCTGGCAACGTCATTCCACTTAGCAAACGGTTCAACGAGGCATCGCCAGATATTCGATTCAGTATCTCACCCATCCGCAACCTCAACGAACTCAGCGACCAAGTAGAGCGCAACTTTGCCGAGAACCCGGCTGGCGCGTTAGAGGTTAAGTCCAAAGTTATCCGCCAGTTTGCCAAGCTCGCCGATAAATGGAGCAACGAGCGATGGACACCGCAAGGGAATAAGATCCGCCCGATTAGTGAAAAGCGCACGGTGAAAAGTCTGGACAAGGAACAGGCTATGCGGCAGGCACAGCGTGAAGTTGAGCTTGTAAATGAGGGCATGGACAAGCTGACGCCAGACACGCTGATGGCGTATTCTGAAGGCGTCGGCACGCTGGAAGACGATCCGATTGTGAAGAAAATGCTTCACGATAACGGGCGATTAATGTCGAAAGCTACGGCTGCGCGTGAAGGTCGAGACATCAAAGATCAATACGACGATCTGAATTGGATTCCTCCGCAATGGTATTCTAACGGCAGGACAATTAAGACCGTTGTTATCACGCGCAAAGATGGATCAAGCGAAAGCTTCCCGTCTGCCAAGGTTCCCGCTGAAATCAAAGCTGCAATTAAGTCTGGTGAAGTGAAGGTTAAAATCAACAAGGTAACGATTCCAGCGGTTGGCGGCATCATGCCAGACGTAATGGCTAACAACCTGGGATTTGATACTGCCTCCGAGATGTGGGCCGCGCTTGAATCGTCCATCAAATCGCATCGTAATGCTAAGGCCGATTATGCCAAAGCAGAGGCCGCAGTTAAATCCGTTGAAAAAGCAGCGTTTGAACAAGCACGCCAAGAAGCGCAAGCATGGCGCGACGAGGCCGATGCAATGCAGAAAGAGGACTGGTCGCCGCGTGAATCACTCGTGCGTGACCTCATCACGCTAGAAGCTATTGTTGCCATGTTCCCGCAGGAGATCCGTGGCAAGATCGGTGGTTTTGTCACCCTAGCACGCAAGGCTAGCGAATCGGCACGGCTGAAGGTCTTACAACGCCAGCTTGAACGTGGCCAGGATTTGCTAGAAAAGCATCTCAAGGAGCAATATGGAACGGCGGTTGATAAATTGCTTGAACGCTATCAATCAAAGCGGGATTCAAGCGGGCGAATCTCCGGCAAGATTCTTTCCACAGCTACGGAACAGGTGGACTATGCCGCCGAGTTTATTGACTTAGACATTGCAAGCCAAGCCAAAGAGCAGGCCGCGCTAGAAAAGCAGGTCGAGGAATCGGAGTCTGCGGAAGAAGTGCAAGACGCGCTGACGAAACTGGGCATTGCTCGCCTATTTGAAGTTTGGAGCACGAAGGACTCTGCATCCCGCGAGTCTGCTTTCTTGTGGCTAAACGAGACGATTGAGCAGGGCAAGCTTGGAAAGAAGATCCTAGACGAAGAGCGCAAGGCATTCTTGACGGACATGCGCCAGAGCGGGCAAGCGTCCATTCTCGCCGGCGACGAACTGAATGCCGCTGTGGCTGACAACCTCACGAATTTGAACAAGGGCGTGATGCGTCGCGCTTTGCTTGGTATGCGTGGAGTTTTGTCAGAGTCTCTGTGGACTACCCTCCAACGTCTTGAATTGATCTTTGGCGAAGACTCCAAGATTCTCGATTACTTCGCGGGTAAGATCATCAATGCGGCGAATCTTTCCACCGACATCAAGCGTCTTGTGGAGTCTCAGAAAAAAGACGCGCTAACGGTTATCTTCAACTCTGACAGCAAGTTTCAACACGCTCGCGGCATCGCTGAATTGCAGAAGCTCAAAGACTCGGGAATCATGATTTCCAAAGTCACAAAGAAGGAAATCAAGCTAGACATCGACACGCTGACAAAGCTCGCTGACGGCACGATGGACGCGAAGACGGCAGGGCTTGAACAGGCCGATGTTGACGCCGCTCTTGAAGAGTTTGCCGCTAACGCACGCAAGCGCACGGTGACTATTGAGAAAGTGACTAGTAGAGCCGCTCCAACATCTCGCACGATGTCGGAGACGCAAGGCATTCAGTGGTGGCTATGGTCAATGCAGGAAGCAAGTCGCAAGCAAATGGAGCGCGATGGCTGGGACGCTGACAGTTTCGCACAGCTTGAAGAGTTTCTTTCGCCAGAGGCTAAAGCGCTGGGACGGTGGATTTCTGGCAGCTATCAAGATGCGGCTGGCATGATTGATCCGATTTATCGTAGGCTGTTTAATGCGCCACTTCCGCGCATTAAGAACTATTCACCGATCTATCGACGAAACATGAACGCCGGCGGAGAGGTGATGGACTTGGACAGTTCAGATATGAATAGCGGCTTAGCTGCTGGCTTTACAAAATCCCGCGTGAATACGACGGCTTCACTTGTGGAGAGTGACGCGCTTGCCGTGTTCTTGGCTCACTGGGAAAACGTCTCTCATTGGGTGGCGCACGCTGAAATGATGCGAGATATGAAGGCTATCTTGTTGGATAAAGATACTGCCGTGGCAATCCGCCAGAAAAAGAGTGAGGGTTATCTGCAACGGCTCAAACAAGACATCAGCACGATTGAAAAAAACGGCACGAACAATGCAAACGAGCTTGTGAATATGTCGCGTTTTTGGCGCTGGCTCATGCAATATCGAGCTTATAAAGGATTGGCGTTTCGTATTTCTCCCATTATTAAGCAAACTCCGGCGCTGCTGAATCCTCTTTTGGCTGACGTTCCTACTCACAATTACATGATGGGAATGTCTCGCGCATTTATTGAGCCGCAGGCATTTGCTAGTGAAGTTTCCGCAATGTGGAAGTCTGACATCATCCGCCGTCGTATTGAATCGGGTTTCTCCGCTGAATCTCGCGTTGCAATGCAGGGCTCAAGCATGACTGGATCTCAATCCATTCTTGCTATGCAAGCAGGCATGATGCCGATGGGAATGGTTGACGGTGGGTGGACTGCCCTGGGTGCTGCTATTTCCTTTGATTATTATCGGCGCGGATACATGCGTGAAAACCCGCAGATGACGCCAGAGATTGCAGATGCCAAGGCCATTGCACGTGTTGAAAAGATGATTGCCACGTCGGCGCAACCTTCCGACGTTTATGCCCGCGCTCTTTACGAACGTTCTGGTAATCCGTTTATGCGTTCAATGTCAATGTTTGTATCTGACCAGCGCAAGGCTCTTGCGGTTGAGCTAATGGCAATTCGCAAGCTGGCAACTGGCAAGTCTAAAAACAAGTCGTTGGACGTTCAGCGGGCGCTTGTGGCTCATATCGTGCAAGCTGCTGTTTCGCAGGTAATGGCTGGTGTGATTGCTTCGCTATTAGGTGACGATGAAGATCGTGATCGCGAGTGGAGCACAGATCAGTGGACGCTTGCGCTTACACTTGGCCCTGTAAATGGGCTATTTGTGCTTGGTCGATTGATTGACAAAGTGGGGCGTTCATTGCTTGGCCTTCGCGTATTTCCTTCCGATGACCTTGCAAGCAAAACGGCAAACGACTTACTTCGCGGCGGTAAAAACATGGATGAGCTTTTTAGTCCTGATAATTCAGAAGAATTTATAGATGCGTTAGATTCGCTTTCTACCGCTGCCGCTGCTGGCGCATCTGCTGTCATTGGCCCCGCTGCTGGCGCCGTCGATGTCGGTGCTAACGTGCTACGCGAAGCCCGCAAGATTCAAGAGCGGCTGAGTGAGTAAATATCAGCAAGCACAGCCTTTAGCCTGTCGATTTCAACGGCCTGCTGCTGGATCGTCTGCACCTTTTTAGCTGTTGCTATCAGATGAGACTCACGGGATTCCTGGAGACGTTCGAGAAGCTCGGCATTGGCTGCTAGTGCTGCGTTGAGTTCGCGCTCAATTCCTTTAGAAAGCCTAACCCAAACAAAAGGCGCGTTTTCTTCTTCTAACACGCCATCTTCGTCAAGAAGCTTGTCTAACAACTTCATTGTTCTCGGTGTATCGCTCATGGTGTGGTGAATGGTTGGAGTTTAGCGAGGGCAAAATGAACAGATTCCATTGTTTCCGATTCTCGTTCAATGTCGCTGTTATTGCGTGTAAAGATTGGTTGAACGATCAGGTAATTTAAGCATTTGCGTAAAGCCAAGTCGGCATCGCGGATGGCTTTGATTGATTCGTTGAGTTCGCGCTCAAGCTCGCGGGCAAAGTCGCCATCAAAACTATACGATCCGCCAAGCATGTGTTCATCCGTTCTTGGTGTGTCGCTCATGATTCTTGGTCCTCGTTTCTTTTCTGAAATTTAGGTAATTGATATTCAGCCTCATCATGGAATCCTAAATCTGTTTTTTCGCCCCAGTATAAATCTGAGCGAGCCGCCAATGAAATAGCGCGGAGTCTGCCAGCTAGGATAATTGCCTCGCGGTAGTTTCCATTGGGATGCTTTTTGGCAAAATCTAAAACAAGATCATTAACGCGTTGGCTAAGCCCATCACGGCCAAGTCGTTCGCCCTGCTTGCGGAGATTACGCGAGATTTCTAGAAGTAATGTGCTCATGGCTGCTCTCCTTTCAATAATTCATAGGCTTCTAAGGCTGCAAAAGCAGTAGGCAAAGGGTTATTGCCTTCGTGTTTTTGCCACAAATATTCGTCACCAAATTGGAATCTGCGGTCTTCGTATTCCTCTGTGATTAAAGTGAGGGCATTTGCCAACTTTTCTATCATCACAGTTTGATCCTTAATCGTCGCCATATCTTCCGCTCGAAGATTAGCCAGTTGGAGAGCTAGTTTTAAAATCTCGTCATACTCGCGCTGTTCGACGAGTTCGATCAGCTGGTCGCCGTCCATGTATGGGTAGGTTTTCATTGTTTCCAGAGGTTGAGGGTTAGGCCGAGGGCCTCGGCGCGTTGGGCTGCGGGGAGTGAAATCCAGTTCCACTTTCCAGTCTCTTTTTGTATTCTACACGCAATGTCGTAAGTGAAATCACAGTAGGATCTACGTTGTTCTTCAGTCAGCACCTTCTCCAACTCATGCACCGCGTTGAGGTCCGAGAAGTAGTCGGGAATAGTTGACAGGGGCTGGACACTGTGTGGAGAGTTTGGAGGGATGACAATAAATCGGTATTTAGGATGCACTTTCCACCCACCAGCCTCAGCCAGCTTGATTCGTTTTTCTTCTTGGGTCATTTTGCTGCCTCCCAAAGGTTGAGAATTTCTTGGAGTTGTTGGTTGGCGCTTTCAACGGGGACTGCGTATCGCTCTAGCCATTCGATCTGACTCAACAAACACTCCGCCAAAGCTGGCGAGATGTTGCGGGAGCGGGCGATGAAAAACATAGTAGAGTGCGATGTATCGCCTTTGCTTAATAGTGGTCTGTCTGGTGCGTATATCCAACCACCATCAAAGTCCATATCGTCACTACCGTCATCGTATTCCCAAGGCGCAGTTGGCACCGTTTTCGACAGTTTAATGAACTCGCGGAGTTCTTGTTTCAGTTGTTCTAGTTGTGTTTTCATCGTGCGTCCTCCTTGGTTGAGAGTTCGAGACAGGCGGTTGGAATTGGCGTAGAGCAAAGCGTGGTTCCGTCAAACCATGCACAAGAAACTGACGGAATGGTGTGCTCAATCGGACAACCAACAGTCATCAGCGGCCCGCCGGACTTGAGCCTGACGACATCGCCGACTTGCGGTGTCCATTCTGGTGACGAATCCGATTTCGTTACCAAAGGGTCAGGCTTCTCTGTGGAAGGCAAGCGGATGTCAGCGAAGTGGGTGTCTTGTGTCATTAGACAGTCTACGCCTAGAAACCAACTGCCATTTTCGCAGTATCCTGTCACCCTCACGCACCCTTCCGGCACTGGTCCAGCTTTGGAGAGCGGGCGTAGTTGGGAGAGGCTCAAAACTTCCTGCTCAGTCTGCTCCGGCAGGTTGTCGAGGAATGCGCGGGCGATGCCAAGCCAAAATCCGTCGTCACCGCTTGATTCGCGAAAGGCCGCATCAATAGCTTCTTGGAGTTGTTTGTTTGTGTATGTCGTTTTCATTTTGTTTGATCGTTACTTGCTGGAGACCGCGTCGATAAGCTGGAGCCACTCGGCTTCTGTTCGCAGCCCTTGGTGCAGATGGATGATGTTGCCAACTTTATCGGACGACCATCCTTGGAGCTTCTTCAGGATGTGGCTACGCCTTAGTTTATTGGCCTTCATGGCGTCATATATGGCCACTGTCAGGTCAACGCGGGCTGCGTTTCTGATCTCCTTGGCTTTAGCCAGCGCGGCCTCGGTGCGCTGTAGTTTTCGTAGGTGCTTGATGAGCTTTGTTTTCATGCTGTCGTTATGCGAAGTCGGTTTCTTTGCGGCTGCGACGCAAGATCGTGATGTAGGATGGGGTGCAGCCGAGTTTTTTAGCGTTTTCGTTGTTACTGAGTGACCAGTCGATCTCGCTAAGCGCGAGCTTCTGAGGTCTGCCTGAGCCTGGACTGCGCGGTCCTTTAGGCTTCCCACGGAGACGGCGGAATTGGCTGACGACGGCGTTGGTAGCTTGATACTTAGCCGCGAGTGTGCGGTTGTCGTTTTGACTCCATTCGGAGTCGGATATGCTGTGTAATTTTGAAGGCATACGGATAAATTACTCTTTCAGTTTATCGAAATCAAGTGACAAAAGTTTTTTATTTTGTTCACCGCTTTGGGTCGGTTTTTGGGACTGATATTTATCTGTTTGATGGGTAGGAGTGGGTTACAGACTACTGTTTCACGTAGTCTAGGTATCCGCGAAGGATTTGGATCTGTATGTTTGCCCTACTGTCTGGCTTGATTTTACCTTCGATGCTTTGTTGCCAGCGCCAGCTTGAAAGATCCTTCTTGGTGAAAAAGTGGTGCCAGCGATTAGCTGCT